GAAGAAGTAGCGAACAATACTCAAACAGTGGGTTATGTCATACAAGGCTTCCATCCATATATACGTATGGAATTCACAAGTAACTCGGGTGCAGTTGCCAATATATTAACCAGATAACTTGTTTTAACATTGTGATTGTGTTACAATCAATAGATGTTTGATATCCTATCTATTTTACCCGGTAAAAAGAAACAAACTAGTTCTGGTTGGACAAGTTTTAACGCTGTTTGCTGTACTCATTTTGGTCATAAACCTGACCGAAGAATGAGGGGAGGGGTAAAATTTGATGGTAACAACTGGTCTATGCATTGTTTTAACTGTGGGTATAAATGCAATTTTATACTAGGAAGACAAATTAGTACTAAGACACGTAATCTATTAACGTGGTGCGGCATTGATAGCGACCAAGTTCAACGCTGGAGTCTAGAAAGTTTACAGCATAAAGATTTACTAGACTTACTTCAGCCCAAGGCAAAGCGTGTAAAAATAAAATTTAATGACCATACTTTACCTGACGCTGAATTGCTTGATGTAAATAACCCAAATCACAAAGTATACATAGATTATCTAACTGCTAGGGGAATAGATAGTAATGACTATCCTTTCATGGTTACACCCAATGAATCAGGAAGGATGAGCAATCGTATTATCATCCCCTATACCTATAAAAATAAAATTGTAGGCCACACAAGTAGATTCTTAGACAACAAGATACCTAAATATATTAATGAACAACAGCCCGGATATGTCTTTGGTTATGATTTTCAAAAACCTGAATGGGAAGTGTGTTTATTAGTAGAAGGTATTTTTGACGCACTAAGTTTAAATGCATGTGCATTAACACATAACACAATTAATGATGACCAAGTATTGTTACTAAGTCAATTAAACAAGCGTATTATTTTTGTACCAGACAGAGATAAAACAGGATTAGAAAGTTGTGATAGGGCGTTAGAGTTGGGATATCAAGTTAGTATTCCCAATTGGGATGTTGATGTAAAAGACGTAAATGATGCTGTAGTGAAATATGGTAAGTTAAGTACCCTATTGAGTATACTACAGTGTGCTACAAATAGTAAAATCAAAATAGAAATGCAAAGGAAGAAAATTGGCAAACAAAACGGATTCTAAAGAGCAGATTGAATATAATACTGCAACGCAACAATTTTTCTTATCTATGATGTTAACTAACGCTGAGTTGTATACTCGGGTTATGAACATTATGAATAGTGAAAACTTTGATAAGTCATTGAGACCAGTGGCTGAAATGTTTAAAGAACACACAGACAAATATAAAGTATTACCTGACCCAACACAGATTAAAGCATTGACTGGTATTGAAGTTCAGCCTATTGAAAATCTAAATGAAGGTCACTATGAATGGTTTTTAGATAATTTTGAACAGTTTACTAAACGACAAGAATTAGAACGTGCGATTCTTAAAGCGGCTGACATGCTAGATAAGCGTGGTGATTATGGTCCTATTGAAAAAATGATTAAGGATGCTGTACAAATTAGTCTACAGAAAGACATGGGTACAGATTATTTTGCAGACCCTAAAGCACGTATCAACAAGTACTTCAACGCAGGTGGACAAGTTAGTACAGGCTGGAAACAAATGGATAGATTGTTGTATGGTGGTTTCAGTCGAGGCGAATTGAACATCTTTGCAGGTGGTAGTGGTTCAGGTAAATCATTGGTTATGATGAATATTGCATTGAATTGGTTACAACAGGGACTAAGTGGAGTTTATATTAGTTTGGAACTTAGTGAAGAATTAACTAGCTTGCGTACTGATGCAATGCTAACAAGTATGAGTACTAGAGATATTCGTAAAGACATTGATACTACAGAACTCAAAGTTAAGATGATGGGTAAAAAATCAGGTCAATATCGTGTTAAAGGATTACCTGCACAAAGTAATGTAAATGATATTCGTAGCTACTTGAAAGAGGTACAAATTCAAACAGGAATTAAAATTGACTTTGTTATGGTCGATTACCTAGATTTAGTTATGCCAGTAAGTGTTAAAGTCAATCCAAACGACCAGTTTATCAAAGACAAATATGTAAGTGAAGAATTGCGTAACTTGGCAAAAGAGTGGGGTATCTTGTTAGTAACTGCAAGTCAGTTGAATCGTAGCGCAGTTGAAGAAATTGAATTTGACCATAGTCACATTGCAGGTGGTATCAGTAAGATTAATACAGCAGATAATGTGTTTGGTATTTTCACAAGTCGTAGTATGCGTGAGCGTGGTAAGTATCAAATTCAATGTATGAAAAGTCGTAGTTCAACGGGTGTAGGACAAAAGATTGACTTAGAATATAATATTGATACAATGCGTATTACTGACCCGGGTGTTGACGGAGAAGATACTTATCGCCCTAATAATGCACAACCAAGTCCAATGGATTTGATGAACAGCATTAAACCTCAGTCTACATTAATGGCAACTCAACCTATTATTGACCAAGCTACAGGAGAAATTATTGAACCTGTAACTAAACATGTTGTGGCCGATGTGCAGGGCTCAAAATTAAAATCATTACTCAGTTCATTAAAGAAATAGATAATGTGGGTCCTAGCATAAATACTAATAGGAAATCTAATTAAAATGCAAAGACAAACCCGCTCACTATTACAGGAACTAGAGGCCTTGGGAAATAACCGTGATACGTCACATGTTATTGAGAGCAGGGCCCACAGTATTATTACTAGTGCAATTAATTTGCTTGAGTTAATCAATAGGAATTATACTGAAGAAGAGGCTCAAATACTTGAGCGAAAACTTCTAGGTGCAATAAAAAGCAAGGATCAAACTAAGTTTTCCAAATCTTTAAGGAAAAATCGTGAAGTTAAACGAAGTTAAACAAGTAGATGAGGTTAATTTAAGTCACGTTGTGGGTGACTACGGTGCCGCCGGCCTCAAACAAATAGGCAATAGACTTATGGGCAATGCTGAAGGTCAGTTATCAGTTAAAGATAAAATGGCCAAGGAAAAGTTCATTGCTGACTTTATTGGAAGAGCGAATACAAATTTAAACAGTGCTATTAAAAGTGGTTTAGTAGACCCTAAAATGAAGGCCGGAACACCTCAAGCACAACCTGCACAAGCGAAACCTGAACCACAGTCACAGCAAGCACAGCCTGCTCAGTCAACAACTCCGACTCCTAATACTGCTCCTACTACAGCTACTCCAACAGCACCTGAAACACCTGAACAAAAGCGTATCAGATTACAAAAGGCAGCACAGCAACGAGTAGACCAAGAGGCTGCACCATTTAGCAAGTTACCTGCTAATCAAGCACAAACGCAAGCAAGTAACATTAGACAACAAAAACAAAAAGTTGCGGCACAAAACGCACAAACTCAAATGGCAGCTAATCCTGCCCCTACTGGTTTAAAACCTGGTGTTAATCCAGAAAAAGTTAATGCCGCACAGCAAGCCGCTGGATTACCTCCAGTGTATAAAAAGACAGCAAACGGTGGATGGGAAGAAACGGATCAGTATAAAGGCACACAGGTAAAAACTCAACAACCGCCGGCACAACAAACTAAGATGACACCGCAACAAGTAGCGGCTCTTAAAGGTAAATTAAAAGCAGGGGCAACAGCTACTAGCGGACAAAGCGGATTTAAGAATTATGTAGGAGGTAGTGGCCAACGAATTCAAGGTGCTAATCCTGACGGATCTCCTAAAGTAGTAACAGTTAATAGAGAAAGCAAATTTTACAAACTTAACGCATTGTTTGAATCTATAATTGAAGCCGGAGAACAGCCTGCTCAACAAACTAAACAAACAATTAGTCAATACTTGCAAAACATGGTTACTCAGTATATGAAGGGTCGTTTAAGAGATCCGCAGTCTATTGCACAAGTAAAAGCAATAGCAGATGAAGTACAAAATAGTTACCCAAGCATTAAAGCACCTTTAACTAAGTTAGCTAATTTAGTGTTTGCAACATCATATAGTCAAGGTGCAGGAGCTACTGCAACTGCACCGGCTACTCAAACCTCCCCTGGTTTTATGGCTGGACTTTCTAAAGGTCTAGGTGCAACTCAGGGTGCAGAACAGAGTGCAACACAAGGTACAGAACAACCTGCGCAGGCATCTGCTGTGGCTCAACAACCGGCGACTACTGGAACTAGCGCACCCACAACAGCACCAGCAACGGCTACACCAACTGCTTCTAATGCAGAAAAACAAACAGCGACCACTACAACTGGGGCACCTGCAAAAGAACCTACAGCATACAAACAAGCAATACCATTAATATCTAAGTTAGATAAAAAAGGTAAGCAAAGAATTTTGAAGTATATTGAAAAAAGTCTAGGTATTCAATCTGCACCAACTCAACAAGAACCTGAAACAAAAGCAGAACCAAGTGCATTTGGTAATATGGCAAGACAGTTAGATGCTATGGGTAATAAAAACACAAGTACAGGTGGAGAATTGAGTAGCACGGGTAGAGGGGTTAAGCATACATCAAGTGCTACCAACCCAAACAAAGCTAAAGATTTAGATGACAAACTTAATTTTGCCAACAAGCAATCTACAAAATCTACTAAAACTAGAAAAGCTAAAACAGTAGGTGCGTAATATGAACCTATCTGAATCATTGGCAATACTTAAAGCTAAGATTGACAGTTTATCAATCATCAACGAAGCCTTTACGGGAGGTCATGCTCCGCACTTAGAAGATAGTGTTTATTTACAAGGTAGTGCAGGTGTACAAGATGCTATGAATTCTGTTATGGCTACAATTAAAAAGCCACAAACTGCTACCATTAAATGGGATGGATATCCTGCATTGATATTTGGTCGTGGTGCTAATGGTAAGTTTAGTATCAGCGACAAACACATGTTTAATAAAGCAGATGGTTCAGGTCGTGCAATTTATAGCCCTGAACAATTTGTCGAATATGATAGGGCACGTGGAGTTGAGCGTAGCGGACTGGCAGCAATTATACCTACAATATGGCCTGGATTAGAAAAATCAAGTAAAGGCACAAAGGGATATTATTGGGGTGACTTATTATTCAGTCAGCCACTAAAAGACCAAAACGGTCAATATATCTTTAAAGCTAACCCTAAAGGCATTACTTATAGCGTAGTCGTTAATAGTGAAATTGGTAAAGAATTAACAGGTAAAACTGCTGGTATTGCGGTGCATCAGTATATTGATGCAAACGCCGCAGAAAAAGCAACACAGATGAACGCTAAGGGTGAAAAAGTACATCCCACTGATTTAGCAGTGTCATTAAATGGTGAGTTAGGTGGGCTAAAGAATGATTCAGATGTTGCTATACTACCTAGTAAAATGCCACAAACACCAAACATTCAAGTACCTAAAACAGAATTAGCAAATCTTAAAGCAGAATTGACAAAATACGGTCCTGCATTAGATAAGTTATTAGATACTAATTACTTGGGAATCAATCCAAGTGCCTTTGCAAACAACTTAATTGGTGTATACTTTAATAAAAAAATTCGTGATGGTAATTTAAATGACTTGACTAAGGGCTTTTACGACTTCATGGAGTCAAGACCTTTAACAGGACCAATGAAGCAAAAGCTACTAACAGGTTATACTGATAAAAAGACAGGTGAAACATATCCAGGTCATATTCCTGAAAACAAAGCAGGAGTCGATGCATTGATGCATATATGGATTGCTGTGTACCAACTCAAAACAGCAGTACTAAATCAATTAAACAAAGCCGCAGAAGATAGCCCTGTACAGGGTGCTTTAGATGATGGTACTAAAGGTCAAGAAGGATTTGTAGCTAATGGCTACAAATATGTAGATAGAATGGGCTTTAGCCGTCAAAATTTCGGCAGTAAATAAACCAAAACCATACTTTTTTTGTAGTTGGCATAAATAAATATATGAAGCAGTAGGCTTCAAAATATTAAAGGAATGTCAAAATGGCACAATTTACAAAAGTTAATGGTGACTTACTACCAGTATTACACTTAGATGCGGCAGCATATACAAACAGCGGTGCAAACGCTGTTAGTTCAGGTTCTTCAGTACAACCACAAGGTCCAAAGCTAGATTTCTTCACAGTTACAGCTACAGGTGCTTTGACAGGTACACAAGTTAATTTAATCATTCAAGCTACTCAACAATTAGCTACAGTTTACTTGTACGAGTACACAGACACAACTAATGACACATTAGCAATGGCTGTTTACCCAACTGGTGCATGGACAACTACTACATTGAATGCCGCAGTTATCGCTGAATTAACAGCAGGTGGTGTTGCTAACACAACAACTACAACAGCTACAGCTACATTCACAAACTAATCTAATCTTTAGTTTATAAAAACCCTAGATTATTCTAGGGTTTTTTTACCTTTATTAAATACTATATGGACTACAGACTTAGATGCTATACATTATTTGATATTACAGTTACGAATATTCGTAATAGGGGCCGCCCAGAAGACCCTGAATTGTTACAAGATTGGTTGTATAAGCGTAATACTCAATGTAACTTTGATACTATTTTGCAGGCTATATCATTGCGTAGCCAACCAGATGTGTTTAGTAGTCCAAAAAGAACAGATATTAGATTTGATGAATTTACACAATTTGGATTTTTGTTTGACCAAGAAGAAGAAAAATCGTATTTTTGTTGGTCATTTGAATTTTCCGTACAACACCCTAGTGTGTTTCACGATGGTATAACTGAATTGGGTTCATTGTATAAAGACTGTGACCAAGTACCTATGATTAAAACACATACATCATGGGATAAACTCTCTATGTGTCTAGATACAAGTGACGAGTTAAAAAATATACATTTTGAGGTGTTACATGGCAACTAAAAGAAAATTTGCAAAAAAATCTAGCTTAACGTCAGACCAAGTAATTGTAAAATTAGAAAAATCTATCCCCACTGTGGAACTTGAAAAATTAGCTGACATATCAGTTTTTCAAGAACCAGATGGTTCTTATTCTTTATTCAATAAATATATAATTAAAAAAACAAATAAAGGTTATTTGGTAACTCACAAACAGTTAGCTGAAAGCAATATTTGTTTTTATATGTTAAAACATGCAGTTACCTGGTGCACATATGATAAGCGAAATAGAATCATGGATTCTAAAAGAATACTTGATTTAGACAAACAGTTAACTAGCTTAGATTCAGCTATAGCAATTCATCACAATCTTACAAAAAGAACAAAAAATACGGACGACAAACTTATATATTTGGCTAAATTAGGTGAAGAAAAGGTTCGTAGAAGTAGAATTTGCAAAGAATTAGAACAATACGTAGTAGAATCTAAACTTTGGCAAGCTAAACGGTTTGGCGCAAAACCTTGATATCTGAAAACTATTGATAAATATATTATATATTTCTTTGGAATACAATTATGAAACTACAAGACCTTGACAACAATTCAATTAGCAATGCTGGTAAAGCATTAAAGGAACACTATGAAGTTCCTTTTAACGTAGCAAAAATGCCAATGGCATCTACAAAAAACATGCTTCAAAAAGTTCGCGGATTGATTAAAGAATCAAAAGAATCTGGTGACTTTTACCAAAAGCAAACAGCACCTTCATACATGAAGTTAGTGTTTATGGAGCAAGCATTAGTACATCATTTCAATCATTTACGTTCACAGCCTAAGCCACGTATTGTTGTTGAAAATGAAGAAGTAGAAAAATCACAAGTTGTATTGGCAGCACAAGATTTAGTTGATTCAGTGCAAAAAATGTTAGAAGAAGTGTCTGACATGTTAGTTAAAGAACTACCAGCATTGACAACAGGTATTCAATCTGAGATTGGTGTCAATGAGTCTGAACAATTTAATAGTCAAGCAGGGGAAGCACTTGCCGCATTACAAGCATCTATTACAGAAACTAAATCTGGTTTACAATCAGCATTAAATGGTATTACTGGTCAAGCTGAAACAGGTGCATTTGATGCTGGATTCGATGATGGTGCAGAGGCTGGAGAAGAAGCTGGTCTTGAAGCAGGTGTTGAAGCTGGTATGGACGCTGAAATGCCTGCTGAAGAACCTGAAATGAACTTCCCTGAAGAACCAGAAGAAGAACCAACTGGTGGTGTTGGTAGAGCAAAGAGGTAACATGTTACTCTTTGAACTTGATAGTCCCCCCGAGACTGTCAAACTTCTTGCAGTTGTCAATAAACTAAAAAGTGATATTGACAATGGCAAAGGTAAAACAGATTGGACAACAGATGAGTTTTTAGAATACCTACAACTAAACGGTATTAATT